ATGTCGTATAACACACATTACATAGAATGTGTAGTATATTTGGTTTACTTGGTGTAAAAAGTAAACTAATAAACCTCCGCGGTTACCCTTGTGGTATGGCTAGAAAAAAGACTTCTAAGATTCAACCTGCTGTAACGAGGTTGTGGTTCAATGTAGGAACTACTAATACGTTAAATTTTGTAGATTTATCACTTGCTGCATCTGCAGCAAATAGACGATTTTATCGTCAAGGTACTACTTGGGCAGTTGCCGGAATGTCAGTGCATGTAGGTAATAGAGAAGAAGATATTGCTAAAGGTGATTTCACTGTAAGTAAAGTACCGGATACTTGGGTAGCAAAAAATGCTCACACTAAAGCTAAGTCTTTGTGGATGAAGTCTCAAGATCAGGTTCTTGATGATCAGCCTTCTGTGGCTGCTAAATATCGAGATTTCAAGGTTTATCTCGATGATGATATGGTTGGAGCTTCAATTCAGAGCTCTTCTAGTAATCCTGCTGGTAATGGTGAAATTATGTTGCCAGTAGATCGTGCTGATCTATCTGCTAAAATTGGTGATTGGACATATTCAACAATTCAATTTCCTACTGATGGTGGTAGTTCCGCTCCTGTTGAGTGGAATCTACACATGGTTGGTGCTGATGAGAATACTCAGGCTGCTACTTCCCGTGGAATTATTCATGGTTATGCTTTGAGTCGTTCTCGACCTCATGACATTGATCCAAATACACCAACTGATGGTGGTTGGATGAATGAAGTCTTTGATGTTGCTGATAATCTTGATGAAATTAGAGCTGATGTTGCTGAAAATAATGATGCCCCTCCTTACAGAGTAGGTGATGAGGCATCTTCAGATGAGTATTATCCTGGTGGTGAAAATAATTGTCCTGATGCTGCTTTACATTCAATATCTTTTGTTTCTGGTACAACTGTTGGTGGTAAAACCAACGTTGAAGGCGGTATGTTTGGATTAGGATTGATGCGTTTTGATTGGGATTGGACTACAACTCCAGCATCTGTTTATCTTGCTATTGATTTAGTTCCTGGTAATTACAAAGGATACTTAACGGAGGTGTACTGATGGTATCAAAAACTACTTCTGAAGTTTTAACAGCTACAAAATGGGCTAGTATTATTTCTCACGTAAAAGCAAATAGAATTGAGTATTTACTTTTCATAGGGTTGTTGCATATTGCAGGGATCACTACGAAACTTTACACACATATAGATGGAGTGTGCATTTAAAATGGCTAGATATTATAGAAATAGAAAAACTTACGGACGCAAAAGAACAAGTGTTAGGCACGGAAAAATATTCAGAACTCGAAAGGGAAAATTGGGATGTTACAAATATGTCAACGGAAGAAAAGTTGCCTTTGTCAAAAAGCGTAGATACTAATTGTACAAAGTGTGGTTCTCTTGTCAAACCTCCGGAGTACATCGATATTCACGATGTACTCCACTTTGTATGTGATTCTTGTGGATATGAGTGGGTAGAATGAATTTTTGGCATCCAGATCCTTTTGGTCGTCATGGTAGATCAGATATAGTTGAATTTGCTGACTGGTATAGTGGACCGTTTCGGAATCTTACTGAGTGGAATATGGGTCTTGCTGTTGGCAGAGCCGGAAGAGCAGCCGGTACTTGGTTTGCGCTTGGTTATCTTGAAGCTTATCTCGGTGGTGCGTCTGTTAGCGCTCGTTATGCTTCTGGTATCCGTGCTATATCTGTTAGTTCATCTTGGAGGTTTTTATTTCCGAGAGTTGCTGTTCCTTTAGCTGTTGTTACTGGTGTACATGCAGCTGGTGCTGGTGCTTCTTACCTTATTGCTGGTAAAGAAGGTGTTCAGGATTATAATGAGTTTATGTCTCAACCCAAACATATGCCGTTTAGATTGTCTTGGAGTACTGCTAGGTTATACCAACATTATCTTAATTAGGAGGGGGTCTGGGGTCGCTCAGGAGACCCCAGTTTACCATAAGCAGTGACAAATTGTTGCATGCACTTCCATATCTTCATGTTTGCATGTGCATATATCTTTTTCAGGTTTGTAATTACGTACAATTCCAAATGATCTAACGTTAAGCCCTTGCTTACTCAAATACTTAGCAATGTATTTGCTTGTAGATCCATAATTTCTTGGTGCTTTGTAATTAATTCTACCAAGTCCTAATGGCATTAGTTGTTCACACCATTTTGCTAATTTAGTATGGTGAATAAATGGTCCAATTGCGACCATGTGAACATGAGGATGATGTCTCCAGGTCCACAGAGGTTGACCTTCATCCATTGGTTGAAGCCTGGAGTTACATTCATAGACAAACGTCCCACCTAATACTCCGTTTTCCATTAATTTCTTACGTGCCTTTGGCATTTTTTTATTTAGCTGATCTAATAGATTGTCTCTTAGATACCAGGTGTCAGAATAATATTCATCTGTCAATAAACTAAATGTTATCAGCTTGGGATAGTGATAAGTTGCTATTTCAATTTCTTCTGCTAGTCTCCATATCTTTTTTGTTCTTTCACGCATTCTTTGATTTCTTTTCTTTTTTGTTTCACACGTTCTACATCTTTTGGGAACGTAAGGATTGATTGCTACAAACATTGGCGAATCAGCATCAATTTGTTGTTGCTCTGCTAATTTGTCTGGTTCGGAATCTCTCCAGGGAACATATGGGCAGTTACTGCAAGTGAAAGCCCACTCTTTGTTTACATTAGGGGACAAAATTATGCCACCAGTCCGTTATGTTCACCATAATGGATCCATGCTTTTGCTGGGAAGAAGAAGAAGCACTCTTGTGCAACGCAGTAAACGTATTTGTGGTCTTCCTGGGCATACAACTCTTTGTTGCATTTTGGACACTTATCTATCGACATTGGAGATGTCGTATAACACACATTACATAGAATGTGTAGTATATTTGGTTTACTTGGTGTAAAAAGTAAACTAATAAACCTCCGCGGTTACCCTTG